TTCCTTGCTAACGTAAGGCAAGCTGGTATTAGAGGACCGCAATCAAGCTTGTTCTCTGGTTCATCTAGCTTGATGGTTGATGGAATCATGGTTCACGAGTTCAGACACGTCTTTAACACAACTGGAGCTTTATCTGGTTCATCCTCAAATGCAGGAGCCGCTGGTTATAAAGGTGGTGCTAATGCTGACGTTAACTACTCTGCATGTTTATTCTGTGGAGCACAAGCGTTAGCTATGGCTGATATCGGTATCCCAGAAATAGTTGAAGATTCATTTGACTATGGAAACCAAAACGGTATCTCAATAGGAAAAATATTTGGTCTTAAGAAGCCTAAGTATCACTCTGACCACACTGGTCAAGTCGAAGACTTTGGTGTTGTAAGATTAGATGTCGCATACTAATTGTGATATATTTTATAGGTGGTCAAACTAATTTGGCCACCTATTTTTAAGGAGTAAATTATGTGGGTTGTATCTACAGAAGATAAAACAGTAGCTTCCACTTGGGGAGCAACTATACATTTAAAAGCCGGAGAGCCAAGACAAGTTGGAGATGATTTCGGTTTGCTTTGTTTACAACAAGGTTGTACAGAAGTAAAAAAAGGTGACGAACCTGTTGTAGAAGAAGTAGTAGAAGAAGCAGTAGAAGAAGTAGTAGAAGAAAGTTCTCCTGACTTCAACAGTATGACTAAAGTACAACTAGAAGAATATGGACGTACTATAGGCATTGAACTTGACAGACGTAAAAAGAAATCAGCACTTATTGAAGAATTAGAAGCTGCAAGTTCATAAATTACAGTGATTTATGGCAGGCACATTAACATTAACAAATATACTTACTAGAGTAGAAGACACTCTACAAGATACAGCTAATGTTAGATGGTCTGAAGCTGAGTTAATTAGATACGTAAACGACGCGCAACGGGAGATAGTTAACTTAAAACCCGATGCTAGTGCCACTCATGCTAATGTATCTTTAACCACAGGCACAGAGCAATCTCTTCCCAGTGGTGGTCTTCGTTTAATTAACGTCGTGCGTAACATGTCAAGTACCTCTTCAACCGCGTCTGGAAAGAGGTCCATTAGGTTAGTTAATGTCGATATCCTCAATACGCACGAACCTGATTGGCATGACCCTTCAGTTACGGGGACCGCTGCTCATGGGACTGAGGTAAAACACTTCGTATTCGACGAAGATGATCCAAAAAAATATTATGTTTACCCAGGAGTTTCTGGTAGTGCTTTCGTTGAGATAGTGTATTCAAAAGCACCTACAGATCTTTCTAGTGGTAGTGATGTTATCCAAGTAGATGATATCTACGCAAATGCTATTGTTAACTATGTTTTATTTCGTGCTTATATGAAAGATGCAGAGTATGCAGGAAGCTTACAAAGATCTGGGACACACTACCAACTGTTTACAGCTAGTTTAGGCAATTCTGTAAGTGCAGACGATTTAATAAGTCCAAATACTCCTTCAGGAGCAACTTTAGGTGGAGGAGCTCAATAAATGGCAACTTTTTCATCTCTAATAAAAGAAGTGGCACCTTACGTGCCTATGTGTCCAGATTCTCTGATAGAACAACACTTACGTTCTGCCACTATAGAATTGTGTGAAAAGTCAAAAGCATATGTGCATGATTTAGATACTATTGGCACTATAGCCGGAGTGTACGAGTATGAGTTTGACCAGCCGACCGGCACAGACGTGCATCAAATTTTGTACATGACGTACGATGGTAGGGACATGGATCCTATAAGTCCACGAAGTCTAGAGTTAAACTACCCAGATTGGAGAGACAGAACAGGTAATCCACACGTCTATTTACAAAAATCACCTGATAGTTTTTGGGTAGTACCAGTGCCTTCTTCTACAAAAACAGACGGCTTGATAATAAGTGTCGCCCTTAAACC